CGAGGTACGTTCGAGAATTGATGTTGGGATCGCATTTTAGTTCGCCTGTGGTTGTCCGATTTGATCGGTTATGAGGTCAAGCTGTGCGCCGTCGCGTGAACGCGACGCGGCTATTCTTTCGAGAGCCGTGCACAGTGCCTCGTTTTCCTCGTTTGTAAGTAGTCCGGTGGTGTCGTCGAACAGTCCGATCCGGTAGAGAGTATAGTCCTCGGGATGTTTCCCGATGGGGTGTTCCGCATCCATAGATATATCTGTGAATGAACGGATCGCTTCCGCGTCCGATGGTGTGAAGAACGGGCGTGAGTACAGCCCTGATGCGGTATCGAAGATTGAGTAGATATTAAGTTTCATAGTGTCCTCTGCTTTCGTTTTTGGCGTGCCTTTTGGCACTCGTATTTTGCTTTAAGCCGCTCGGGTGTGAAGTCAGCTCCGTGTGCCTTGATGAATTCTTGGCGCACAGCTTTAACCACCTCGAGTAATTTCGGATTCTGATCCGCGAGGATGGTTTCGTAGTAGCGCGGTACTTTATTGATGATGCCTTTCCCCGGAACGGGTGATTCGTCCGATGGGAAAAAGTCATCCTTAAATTTTTCATAGAAGTCCGCACCGATGCCGGGTTTTAGAGACATTGTGACGTAGGGTGAGACCACCCAGAACGCCACGCCGTATTCATCCGAGCGGAGATAGGCATCCATTGCCAGGTTGCCTGTGATTTTTTTGAGTATGTACCCTGCTGTGTAGGCGGCCGTGTCGTAGTTGAGTTCGCCGATAGTGCTGAATCCATACGGCCATAACTTTTGCAGGGTGGGAGAGGAGTAAGTCGTGATGCCTTGGCCTGATTGCTCCACGACAAGATCGTGGAATGAACAATTGAACAGGCAAGCATGGTAATGGGGTCGGAGATTTTCATCTCCGTATTCGCCACACATAAAGTAGCGAATTTTTTGAGGATAATGGCGTCGGAGACGCTTGATGAATTTTTGGAAGTGTTTTTTGTCGAGAGAGTAATCGTCGGGGACGTAATGTCCTTTGGCGAGCTGGTCAAGGTCGCATTCGGACTTGCCTCGGTACGTGAGAGTAATCCAGCTATTGCCGAAGTGATCGACATGCAGGCTTGCTTCGTGGACGATTCGCATAGCCCACATGAGAGTCCGATCAAGACGGCAGCCAAGACACTGGCCGCAAGCCACTTCCATTTGTGTCGAGGTTTTGTAGAAGACGAGTCCGCCACTGATCGGATCCCTATATCCCTTTAAGGGTGAATAGCAAGCCACTGGTCATAGACGAGTGGAGCCGCGTTGGTTTCCCATGCGGAAGTTTTTCGGGTGTGATCCGGAATTGCGCGCGAAGTTTTTTCGCGACTTTTTTCTACTCAGTTTGCGTCGTCTCATTTTGCACCTCGTAAGCGAAAGCACATAGTTCGGCCATTGACCGAGCATTTTGAGAAAGTACTTTCGGAGTTGTATTGAGATTGATGAAGGAGCTGTCTCGATCCGTCCCGCATTGGAGGGACGTAACCGAGCAGCCCATCAGAGTTGCGGCGCAGAGGATCGTCGCCGCTGTCGTGATTTTGTTGATTTCAAACTCCCTCGATCCCTCACCTTTGAGGGAGGAGAATATCAGAGATATTTGATTTTTGTTAGGTTGTTTTCTTATTTGGGTCGGGGCCTTCTGCATACCGCGAAGGTGCTGCGCGATTTCGCGGAGAGTTTCGGCCCCTCCCGTTTTAAGAGAAGTTGTTCTCGCCTAGGGCTAGCGCCCTGGGCGAGGGTTCCGGGCGTTGCCCGGATTTCCGGCCTTTGGCCGGGTTTTTGGCTAGGTTTTGTGTCACCTAGCCAGTTCCGTATCAAGTAGGTTCGGAACTTTCCGCAGGAGCATCTGCGGGTGGTGTTGGAGCGGCCAGTGGAGCCGCTGGAGGGATGTTGGCCCAAGGTGCCACATCCTTAGTGGGTTTTGGTGTATCGGTTGGCTCAGGCTCAGTAGGAGCATCTGCGAGCTCATTGCCTGAGACCACGATGTTTTGTCTGCCCGGGGCTGCGAGTCCCGGCAGTTTTTTAAGCAGGTCGTCTTTGTTCGCCGGGTCATTGACATAGGCGAAGAACGCCGCTTGGGATTGGTTAAATTCGCTGCGAATTTCTGAGGGCAGTGCGTCGAATATTTCGCGCCCTTTTGTGAGCATGATTTGAGCTTCGAAGAAATCGAAGTCTGAGAAGTCTCCATAGGAGCCTTGAAATTTCGTCAAATGCGAAATTGTGCCCGTTTTTTGGGCACGTTTTAGTATTTTGTTGATGTCCGTTTCGTCGATGAACGACTGTTTTGTACGGCCATCTTTGTAGCTTTTTTTGATCGTGATTGGAAGCATGGACATTAGTTTGTCTCCGGTAATTTTTCGCGCTCGCGTTGCGACCGCGTAGTGGTTAGGAAGTATTTAATTTCCGCGAGTGCGTCTTGTACCGCTTGCGCGTTAGATTTTGCAGTGCTTCGCGTGTGCTCTGCAAGTTTCATGATGGTAGACGTTAACTCGCGTTTTAGGGAACCGTAGTCGATCGCGCTAGCGGGATCGCCGGGTTCCATGCCTTGAGCGCGGAGCCATTGGATGCCGCGTTTAGCGAGTGTTCCGAGTTCGGATATTCCGCCGAGTGCGCCGGTTTGAGCTTCGACAAGTTCCTTGCGAGAGATTTCTGTTTGGCGTGATGCTTCCATGTTTGCGAGTTGTTGTTTTACGGTGGCGATGCCGAGCGCGGCGGCTGAGCCTTTGGCGCCGCCTTCGACTCGGGCTGCGCCTACGTTGGAGTGTGTTGACATTGCGCCGGCGGGTGTCGATGCATCATATTTGCCGGCGAGTATTGGATTTAGTCCGCCCTTCCGTAAGTCCTCCATTCGTCGTTGCACGGCAGTGCTGGACATGCGCTCCTGAAAGTCGCGGTTTTCTCGCGCGATGCGCTCGTTTGCAGCGTTAGCGTCGGCTTGTCCTTTAGCGGACGTACTGCCGCCGATGATTGCGCCTGCCAGCCCCGCGACGGGGCCGGCGAATGGCGCTACTGTTTTTAGGATGTCGGTCAGTTTTCCCATTAGAGACGATCCATGTTCCCGGGGATGCCGTAAGTCGGCATTGGACGCGCTGCTTTGATATTGAAGTAGAAGTCCGCAATTAAATGCGGTTCTGAAGGTATGGCGATTGCTCTATCGAGCGGGACGCCAGTGTTTGATTCGATGAAAGTACTGCCAAGTGTAGGCAGTGTTGCGAAATCCTCGGACAGATGCCACGCGGCCAGAGTGCCGGTGGCGTCGACCCGGAATAATCCGGTCAGCCGAGAGTTCGCGTGTCGGTATTCGGCGTAACGTTCTTGGTAGCCGAAAACGAGAATATCGTTTGCGTCATTGTTCACCCAGATTTCTTGGTTCAGAACGGATTGTTCGCCGATTTGTGAAAGGACGGGATAAAAGAAGTCGTACCGCGTGGCCTTTGACCACATGCGGTCGAGTCCTTGTGAGTAGGTTATGTCGCCGCGGACGTTAACGAGTCCTAAGAGACAACCGTGTTCTACAAAAGATTTTGAGAACCCATGCGTGCCGGATACGGTACCGAATCCGGCTAAATTGCCGAGTTTATCCTCGGCCGCTGGTATTGGTTGTCCTGATGTTTGAGCGACAGGTGTTACGTTGAGTTGAGAGCTGCCGCCGCCGAGAAATTCGGCGCGTTGCAGACGGTGGTCAGGTGAAGTTACGCCCCAGTGAGCCTTTAGTGATTCGACATAGCGCGTGCCAGCACGCGCATCGCGTTCGAGTAAACGCTGAGTTTGGAATGCCAGTCGAATGTCATTGATCGTTGGTGCGAGCGCAGTTGAAAGGTCTGCGTATAGTTTGTCGCCTGTGTCGGTTTGATTGTCGATTTGAATATATGCCGGTACGGGTGACGGTGCGAAGAGGCGACGTTGCGACGCGTCCGCGTCGGAGAAGATAGATACATCGTCCAGCAGATCGCCGGCCGAGTGAATATCGGCAGATGTGCCGAGAGGCATGCTAACCGCAGTGCCTTTTTGTGGTGCTGTTAAGCACGAAGTGAAGTAATCGAAACGCTTACCGCGTTTCTTGGGAACCGAGGCGTGCCCGCCGGCGGACTGATCGTCCGGCCCGTTGCCGGTTGTTTCTGAGATGGAGTCCTGAAGGTTTTCGTCCCGAAACCATTCATTCCATATTTTTCGGTAGGCGCGGAACGGTAACGCGCTAACCGTGCGTGTGTTTGGCACGAGGTTCGTGGGGATTCCCATGTAATCGCCAAGATCGCCTAAGTCGATGCCGCCCGCTCCCGACAGTTTCGGGATTGTAAAGTCGATTGAATCGCCGGGGTCGTCTTGTGCGCCATGGAATTTTTCGAAGTTGGCCCACAGCGTTCGGTACGGTACGAAGAAGAAAAATGTTTCGACGTACATGTTATCCATGATTGGATGGAGGGGTGTAGCGAGCCGCATAAAGAAGCTCGCTTTTAGATTGAAAGTGTCTCCCGGAATTATGTCCATGACTAATATCGGGATGAGGTAATCAACGTCGAACGTTGTTTTGAGTCCGTGTGAGAGATTGAAAGATGAGCGCGGAATATCCGCGCGAGGTACGTTCGAGAATTGATGTTGGGATCGCATTTTAGTTCGCCTGTGGTTGTCCGATTTGATCGGTTATGAGGTCAAGCTGTGCGCCGTCGCGTGAACGCGACGCGGCTATTCTTTCGAGAGCCGTGCACAGTGCCTCGTT